TACCAGCAACTGCATATTGCCTAAGTTCTCTTTTAATATTGTCCTTAATTAAGTTAGAAAGATATCTATCATTATAAGGTTTGATGCTAATAAATACTTTTCCAAATTGTGGAGGTGTTAACTCCTCTCCTCCATAGACAGATACGGATTCCGTTTCTGGATAAATCGTTGGAATCAATGCTTCATAATCTGCTGCGGTTACTGCTCTGTTTCTAGAGGCATAAATTCTAGTTGCATACTTTTTGATAGATTCTACCGTTTCTATCTCAGAACCTAGTATAGACGCTTCTACAGTGGTTATAAGAGAGATTCCAGAGGTGATTACTCTTTCATTCTGATCTACGATTGTGCCACTAAAAACGAAAGATGAAAGATTATTTGCATTTGATCCGTTTGATACGGTATAACTAACTGTGATGTAATTTGGTTCTTCAAGTGGAACACCAAATATTCCATCACCAAAAATTAATTCATATCTTTCATCTTCTACTTCTTGAATGAAAAATACTGCCGATTGTGGAGTTACATCAAATAAGCTATCTGCAAGATTATATTTTCTAGAAACGGTGGATAGTTCACTCGGTCTAACACTAACTGATAATGTTCTAGTATCAATACCAGCATTACTTAAAATATACCTTTGATTTAAATCAAAGGAATTTACCGTAAAATTCTCTGTAATTCTTGTCCCTTCATATACTTCAATATCATTGAACTCTGCAATATTATCTGTAACTGGAACTGTTATATCTGATGGTATAATAAAAGAGTAACTTTCATCGCCAAAAGAGCGTGTCGTACATACTAGACCACCCTTAAGTGTCAATTGAGTGGGAACATTAGTAAAGTTGCTTGTATCAACAAAGAAGGATATCTTTGCTCTTGCAGATCTTTTTGATCTTGGAACATATCCAATATTTCTTGCAAGAGATACTACATTCTCTCTTAAAGTTGCACTATCAATGAATACCTCATTCGCAACCATGTTTGCGTTATATGAGGTAATATATGTATTATATGCAAGCGTATCAATGATTACTGATAGATTTGATCCTTCAAAGTCATAATCAGTAAAGTTTGAATTCGATCTAAGGTAATCCTTAATCGAAGTTTTAATTTGATCGAAATCTAAATTAGCGAAATTTACTAATGTCATTAGCGTGTTGGTTGTAAGGCAAATGATAATTGTTGAGGTAATACGTCAATTCCAACAATTTCATATCTGACGGTTACATTAAATTCTCCATTATCATAATCTGGAGAGACATCTACTGCTAGTAAATTAACTCTTGGTTCAAAATTATTGATCGTTGTTGTGATTTCTTCTTGAATTGCAGATGCTGTTATCTCATCAACACTTTCAAATAATAATCTACTTACCTTTGATCCAAGAATAGGATTAAAAAACCTCTCTCCTTGGTAAGTTAATACAAGATTACGAAGAGAACGGGCAATAGCGGTCTCATTTTTAATCGCAATAAGATCATAGGTCAAAGGATTGACCTGAAACGAAGCACTAATGTCCTTGAAACCTTTACTTACCCGTTCTACAGGCATAAAAAATTATAAATCTATCTTATTTATTAACGATTTTTTGATTCATATAGAGGTTCTGTTCCATACTCCCAATCATCATAGTCCTCATCATTACGAATTTTTGCATGTAATTCGTTTTGAACCATAAAATCGTGTTTTTTTGGTGTTATATCATCATTTGCGATCTCACGAAGCATCTTTTGCTTCTGAATTTTATCGTCCCAACCATACTCTGATGCTAAAAATTCAGTTCCCCACTCATTTTTCATGAAATTTTGGTCTTTATCGACTTTTTTGGTCATTGTTTTGCTCCTGATTGGTTAAATCAGAACTTTTTACGGGGTTGCTATCCCGAATATGTGTGATTTCGTACATAAAATCATCTGATGTCTCAATTTTACGTCGATTTTCAACTGAATATTCGGTCATATCAATCTCATAACCTGGATTTTTGGTAATTCTATTCTTTGTCCATGCATCATCATACCATAAAATCTTATTATTAGGATATGCATAGAAGTTTCCATTATCCATCTTGAAAAAGTGAGCACATTTATGTTCTGGCGTCTCACTGAAGTTAGTATTCAGAGTAGATTTTGATTCCCATGACCAATCCAGAGTGAACATATAAGTTCCTTCATTCTTTTCTCCTTTATAGTTGATGAGTTGAGCACGTTTTCTATCCAATCTTGAACGTACTTGAACATCAATATAAGGAGAAAAGCAATCCCACCACATACACTCTTCTAATTCAGGTACTGGTGCATCTGGTTTCCAACAAAACGCATGTATTGGTCTACGAGTCCAGTTGACCCCATTCTCTAGAAACGCCTCAAAGAGGGGTACGTGCTTCTCTAAGGACGCTACAGAGTGTACATCGCATAAAGTTACCTCTCCATGACCTTTTTTATGGTTGAAGAGAAATTCATTACGAATGTAGCACGTAATCGTTGGAAGATTGTGATTTAGATATGCCATAAATTGATAATAAAAAAGCAGGAATTTCTTCCTGCTTTATCTATATTATCATCCTTTACCTTGTCCTCTGTACTTCTTTTTGCGTCCATTACGAGAGGTTGCTGAAAGTAGTGTACGAGCAGAACGACCTTGACGTGTTTTTTTAGGTGCTCCAGATTGGAACAGATTACCTTTGAGTGCCATTAGATTTCCTCCATTTCAATTAAAGTAATATCAAACTCTTCATCCGAGTAAAAACGCTCAGAGAGATCTTGAAGTACCTCAGTACACTCTTCTGCACTGAGGTTTGTATAAATTCTACGCCCTTTGTAAAGTACGTTGTATTGTGTCATCAGATAATACGAGTTTTCTCATGACCCACACGAATCCGAGGATCGCACCAGATCTCATAACCATTGTCAATTGCATCAAGACAGAATGATACATCCTCTCCACACATATCCTGAACAGCTCCGGATTCAAATACTTGCATCTTCGGAGCAAACCAAGGATACTCAAGATTCTCAAAGACACCCTTCTTAATGAGCACCCATCCAAAACCTGTGTAATCTACAGTGAATGGCTTCTTACGCTTGCTGATCGATTCCACAGTTTCGTGGTTCATGACTCCACCATTCTTGCGGAAATCATCTTCTTCTAACCAGTGTGCTACTGAAGTTGTGTGACCATCTTCTGTTGCATACCATCCAGCACTGATAGGACGCTCCTCACCTTCTGCAGGAAATGCAACATCACACAATTGCCAGAACTTTTCTGTGGTAAACACAATATCACTATCAATCCAGAGTTGATAATCATATTGTAGTTTTCCATCCCAAGGAATTTGCTTTGGTCCACGAAGTACATTTGCACCTAGTACTTTACAACGTGCAAAGTTAACCATCGAAGAATAATCTTGAGAGATCTGAATACTCATACCATTCTGTACCATATCAAAGCACAGTTGTACAAAGTTCTTCAGAAAGATAAAAGAACATCCACGACCAGGAAGACAGAATACAATTGTCTTTCCTTTCATGCGTTCTTTAATTGCATCATAGTCCCACTCTGCTTCTGTCTTTTTTGGAGTAGCAGCTTTAACAGTAAATCCTTTTGCCATAAGAGAAATAAACCTTCAATGTCAATTTTAACAGTGTATATATGTCTTTGTCAATGAGAAGAATTCAATATTGTTTCTTTACTGACAGTTAATTCTTCATACGTTAAATCCTCAATACTATAGTCGGTCTTCATTAAACCAACCATATTATTGAGTGTATTCCAAGTTGTTATGAACTCTTCTTCTTTTACTGAATGAAATAAACATCTATCCTTTGCATAGATGTGATAAACTCTTTCCATGTGAAAAATATCTCCGGAATTTTTTGTAGTTAATCTTAATTCACTACCGCATTATATATCATAACTATCAAAAATCCAAGTGGTATTAGCACTACTCTACTCATTGTCTTTGGATATCTGATTAACCAACCTGCGAGTACCACTTTCCAGAAATTCCAATAAGGAGTTCTTCTCATTTTTTCTTTTTCTTTCTCGAAGCATTCTTTTGGGCGCAGGACCTGGCGGAACCTTTTGCTTTGTTCTTATTGGGGCGACTCTTACCGTTTTTATGAATCCATCCAAACACTTGGAAATACCTCCGGAAAAATTTTATGAGAGTGATAATGATCGGTCGAATTGTCACCTCTGTAGGTTAGGGACTTATCGATTTTTATAAACGCATCGCCCGATATAAACAATAAACAATAAAAAAATATAACTGCGAATAAGAATAACGAATAAACTGCGATTACGACTATAAAGAATCAATCACCACTGTTTAATTATAATCACTCAAATGTTTAGTTCATGATATAACTGAGAGCGGGGAGAA